CTCGTTGGCGAACTCTCGTTTGACAACACTCAGGTAAATAGGGTACTGGCTGGTGCAGCCAGGAGCTGGGAAGCAGGTGATGGTATCGCAGTCCTCGTTCTCGTTCATCGCCATTCGCTGAACAAAGAGGTAATGACCATGGGCCCAGCACCAGCGTCAGGAACCTCTGCTGGAAAAGATTTCAAAAAAGTTCTTGACAGCAGGAGATAGAAGTCTTATATACATGGGACACATAACATAGGAGAAAGAAATGTCTAAAAGTATACTAGTAGAGCTAACCTTTTGCGTTAGCATCATTGTTATCCTGAAGCTCGTGGGGGTAATACTATGACCAAAGATAAATTTATTTGGAGAGATCCGTTAGACTCTGAAGAAGCCAAACAAATGGAAGAAGAAGCCAAACAGATAGAAGAAGACAATGTTGTTTTCTCGTGCCCTCACCACGGCAAAGAAACATACTTCAAGATAAAAGCGCTGGAAAGGAGGCCTTCGATGCAGGATTACGTGTACGTATGGTTCAAGCACCGTGGTTATGCCGAGAAGATGTGGGTGAGGATTACGAAGGGCAGCAGACTCAAAGGTGAAGGTTTGTTAGACAACGTACCTAAAATACTTACGAAGCTACAGTTGCGTCAACACGTTAAGTTCAAGACAGATGTAGAGGGAATAACATGGGGAAAGTAAAATGTTAGTCGGGATTATGATCATTGGATGGGCTGCCGTTTCGGCAGCCATCGCATGTCGCGTTCCCTCGTTTATTGCGTTCTCGGTCCTAGCAGCTCTAAGCTTATGGTAAGAGACCTGGCCAGTACCAGCACCAGATCCTGCTGGAAGAGGCGTGGTCTCGTTGGTAGTTCCTCGTTTGATGACACTCAAATGTGTAGAGACCAGCTCCCAGAGCCAGAGCCCCAGTTTTTCTTCCTGAAGGTTTCGTGGATCGTGAAAATTTTGTGCTTGACTTTACCAAATAAAGTCTTACATTCATGGGATAAACATAAACAAAAGGAGAAAATCATGGGCTTTGATTTATATAGTCTAGGAAATCATAAAACAGAAAAAGGTGAGTATTTCAGAAACAACGTTTGGTGGTGGCGTCGTCTCGCCGAATTTGTCTGCGAACATACAGGGGTTATAGAAGAAAAAAATAAACCTTTGTGGCAGTCTAATGGTGGGCATGAGGTAAGCCAAGAACAAGCAAAGCAAATTGCAAATCAATTAAAAGCGTTAATTAGCAACGGAACAGTTGCGAAAGGTATCAAAGAATGTGAAGAGGACATGAAGAAAGCCGAAGAAAATAATCGCCATGTAAATAAACTTCATGAAATGTTACGAAAGAAAGTCGAAGCTGAAACAGGTGAAAAAAATCTCGCACCACGTGACTATCCAAAGGACGATCACGATACATGGAGTTGGATTCAAGCGAAGTACGACTATGCTTCAGAATACCCTTTTACATTAGAGAATGTAAATGAGTTTATTGAGTTCTGCGAGGAAAGTAATGGATTTAGGATTTGTTGAAATAGCAATCTACTTATGTTGTGCTTGTTATTTATTCAATCGGCACGGGCTTCAACCCGTGCCGTCTCGTTTCTCGTTTCTGCGTTCTCTAATTATTTTAAAAAGAAAGATTAGGACGCCAGTTCGCTACACGGGTAGAAAATTTAAAATCTTTTTAGATAAAAAAAGCCATGACCCCTAGTATCAAAAGAGTTTAAAATGTTAATGTGCGTGGCTCTATGAAAGAAATTTTTTTTTGAAATAGTGAAAAAAAGAGTTGTTTTTAAAAATCTTATCTATATAAGATTAGTTATAACTTAACATAAACAAAAGGAGTAAAGTTATGACAAAGCAAAAAAACACTCTTAAAAAAATAAGAGTTAAAAAAGCAAGTCAACAACAAAAACTTGCATTGTTAAACTATGGTATTTTGAAAACCACTATTTCAGAATACACTAAACAGACAAGTCTTATGAAACCCGAATATGTGCAAACTTTCAAAGACTTAAAAACTAATCTTATTATCTTAAATGATATGGGCAATGACTTTGAGGGCTTTGCTCAACTTATTCAAAGAAAGATGAAAAGATTTGACACAACTAAGTTCAAAGAAAAATTTCCAAAATTGTATGAGGAATTTTTAGTTGAACAAGAAACTACTGAAATAAAAGTTAAGTACGAAAAAATCGGGGGTGCTGATGCCTAATAACGATTTAATTAACATACTTAATACAACACTTGTTGAGCAATCTGCTCAACAAGTAGATCAACCAACTGACAATCCTACAACATCATTGAATTATCAATTCATGTATAAACAGTTAGAAAGTGCTGTTGAGGAAATTTTAGTTAAGTATCCTAATGATGATATTGTAAAAGAATTAAAACAAAATCTTATTAGAAATTTAAGACCGATACTTGAACAGTTGAATAATGGGTAAAAGAATATTCAACCTTAAACCTAGTTATATCCCCGAATGTTTCGGGGGTATATACTTTATCATTGGTAAAGAGAGTAAAATTATTCGTTATATTGGAATGTCGCGTTGGGATGTTCATCAAAGATTGCGTTCTTACGACTTTGAAAGAATGAATTGTGTTGTTAAAATATTGCGAGTAAAAGATCCCGATAAAATCAGATGGTATGAAAGACGTTGGATACAAAAATACAAGCCAACGTGGAATAAATTAATACCATCGAAAAAAACTAATTCTTTACACAATCCTTACATCTAAAATTTCCAGGCAGCAGGTAGATGCTGCTGCCTGGCAGCAACTGGTTTGCAGCTGGTTCCTGAAGGTAACGTGTTAGAAGGCTCAATATCTAGTACGACATACAACCACTAACCACAATATCTTGCGACGTTCTACAACTTTTGATGTAACTTAGAGATCGCCTTGAGAACAAGATTAATACATGTAGTCGAGTTTATTTTATTATGATACAAAAGGGGACCCAAAATGAAAATGAAATGTATCCCTATTTCAATGGCTGAGGCCAACAACTTCATAATTAAGTTACATCGTCATAGTAAGAAGGTAAGAGGTTGTAAATTTTGTATAGGAGCTTTGAAGAATGATAAATTAGTAGGAATCCTAGTGCTTGGTAGACCTGTAGCTAGAAAGTTAGATAATAGGTATACTGCAGAGATACTAAGAACCTGTTCTGATGGAACAAAAAATGTTAATAGTTTTTTGTATGCAAAAGCTTGGAACATATGGCAGCTTATGGGTGGTAAAAAAATTATTACTTATACCCTACAAAATGAGTCAGGTATTAGTTTGAACGCTTGTGGCTTTGAAAAAGAAGCTGTCACTCGACCTTTTGCAAAAGGTAAAGGTTGGACAACTAGACCAGGTAGGGAGTGGCAAGAAAAAGTTCATAGTGAGAGTAAATATAGATGGTGCAAAAAGAATTATTAACAACTGAACAGCTAAGAGTAGCTGTAGAGAAAAGATGGATTGAGCACATAAAATTGTGCCAAGATAATTTTATATATTTTGTAAAAAATGTTTGGCCTGACTTCGTATGTAGATTGGATAAGGACCCAAAAAAATGGGGGCACCATCAGATAATAGCTGCTGAGTTTACAAAAATTTCTAAAGAACGAAAAGGAAGGCTCATAATTAATATGCCTCCTAGACATACTAAATCAGAATTTGCATCGTATTTATTTCCTGCTTGGATGATAGGGAAGTTTCCAAAATTAAAAATTATGCAGGTATCCCACAACTCAGAATTATCAGCAAGGTTCGGTTCAAAGGTTCGTAATCTTATGGACTCAGCAGACTATAAACAAATATTTGGAGATGTTAAACTAAGAGAAGATAGTAAGGCTAAAGGACGTTGGGAGACTAATCATGGGGGAGAATATTATGCAGCGGGGGTTGGCGGTTCTATCACAGGACGAGGGGCGGACTTACTTATTATCGATGATCCACATACTGAACAAGATGCTTTGTCAGATACGGCTATGGAAAAATCTTTCGATTGGTATGTATCAGGACCCAGACAGCGTTTACAACCTGGTGGAACAATAGTCGTGGTTATGACACGTTGGGCAGAAGATGATCTTACTGGAAGATTAATCAAGGCTCAAAAAGAACCTAAAGCAGATAAGTGGAAACAAATTTCTTTTCCCGCAATCATGCCAAACGAAGAACCTGTATGGCCTGAGTATTGGGAACTAGAAGAATTGTTAAAAGTAAAAGCATCATTGCCTGTAAGAAACTGGTCAGCTCAATATATGCAAGAGCCCACTTCTGAAGAGGGTGCTATTATCAAAAGAGAATGGTGGAGGCCATGGAAAGAAAAGGATGTTCCAAATTTACAAGGAATAATCCAATCCTATGATACAGCTTTTTCAAAAAAAGAAACTGCAGACTATAGTGCGATTACTACATGGGGTATTTTTTTTCCAAAAGAAGGACAAGAACCAAATGTAATTTTATTAGATGCAATGAAAGGCAAATATGATTTTCCAGAACTTAAAGCCATAGCATTAGAGCAATACAAGTACTGGGAACCTGAGACCGTGGTCATTGAAGCTAAGGCAACAGGACAACCATTAGCCCAAGAGTTTAGACGTATGGGTATACCCGTTGTAGATTTTGTGCCTACAAAAGGTAAAGATAAATTTGTAAGAGTAAATTCTGTTGCACCGTTGTTTGAATCAGGAGCTGTTTGGTATCCTGAACAGGAGCATTGGGCTCAAGAAGTTATTGAAGAATGCGCATCATTTCCTCATGGAGCGCATGATGATTACGTAGATAGCATGTCTCAAGCCATGCTAAGGTACAGACAAGGGAACTTTATTGAGTTATTATCAGATTGGAAAGAGGATATGTATGATTATCCAAGTCCAAAAGAATACAAATATTATTAGGAGAAGTAATGAGTGAAACTTACACAAAACCTTTATTAAAAAGGGATGATTCATTTGAATATGAAAAACCAATACTAAAACCAGGTACAAAAAATACTTATAAGCTTGCTGATGAAAAAAAGCTTGATATGGATGCTGTAAGGGAAATTACAAAAAAATTCAAAAAAATGAAAAAACCAAGTGGTGATAAAATTAATAAACCACAATTTCAAAAAGAAAGTGATTTACCGAGAGCAATGACAATCGATACTACAACATCGATTACAGGGACTTCGCAAAGTAAAAAACCTGCTGATAAAGTTTTTAACCTAGGTGGAGAAGTTACAATCGGTAAAGGATCAGACTACATTAAAGATCTAATTGATTAATGTCAGACATATCAAAAACAATTGAAGAAGTTTTAGCAGAAGAGCCTACTACTGCCGTACCTGCAAAGGACGATGATGGTTTTAATTATAATCCATCGGGTATTGGTGGACTCGCTACTTTAGGCGCAGTCGGTGGAGCTGCTGCTTATTTTCTTAATCGTGCGCCTGGGTTCGGGAGGGTTGCGCGTGTATTCAGTACTAAAATACCAAGGAATCCCGAATCACGACCCACGGTGCCAGCTATAAAGGATAAAGTTGATGAGGTGCTTGAGATTGTTCCTACAAGAATGGATACCGCTAAAGCAACCATGGCTCAAAGAAAGACTGTTAGCACATTTGATGAACTTGGTAGACAGATAAAGGCAAGAGTTGATTTGAATCCATTATCAGTAGGTGGTAAGTCTACAAGATTTGGATCAGCTGCTTTTGATTTTTTTGCAAAACATCCTAGTAACAAATCTTTAAAAGCACAGAATTGGATAAATGAATTATCTAGTGATGCAAGAATGGGTTCACTTAAAGTTCCAAATACAAAAATTAGAGCTAATGTTACAAGAGAAGAATTAGAAGAAACAAATATAGCTAAGTTTGATAAAGATGGAAAACTAGTTGGTGGTTTTTTAAAAGTAGCGCAAGACAAAAATATTCCAGTTAGTAAATTTGATCTTATGACTATGATTGAAAAATCTCCTGCACTTAATTTAAAAACTAAAAGACATTTCTATGTAGGTGATGTTGATAAGAAGACTGATTTAGCTGCTAACATGTTTATCGCGAAAGCAAATCAAGCAATCCAAAAAATAGATAACCTTAATGATAAAAGCTTAGAACCTTATAAAGATGACTTGAATAATTTGATTATAGATGCGAAGAATCAAAAATCTATCATGCAAGAATTAGTTGCTACGGGTAAACCCAATATATATGCACCAAAAGAAATAAACATAGGTGCAGGTAAATTAAATGAATTTTCTGATGAGATAAAAAAAACAAAAGGAGTAGAACTTATATCTAAACAAGAAGCAGATGACTTAGCTTCAGCATACAGAAATGTTGAAAGAGCAGTTCAAGTTAATAAAAACCAAGCCTCTATGCCTAAGTATGGAGCTGAGTTCTCTTACAGAGAAAGAGGAAGTGAAAAATATTTTGAGGATGTAGTTTATTATCCTAAAGATGTACCATTTGGTTTGAATTATACAGGAGGGCATTATGATAAACTCCAAAACCAAATATTACATAATCGATATGGAATGAGATCTTTACAAGAAAACCCAAATAAAAAGGTTTACGCAATTGATGAAATTCAATCTGATTACAGTAGATCAATTGAGGATGCTGGTAAAGTAGAAAAAAGATTAAACCCGTTTAATATAGAACAAGAATATGTTTTCTATACTTCATTAATTAAAAATAAAGTTAAACAAATGAAAGAGTTAACTGATAAACAATTAAAAATGACTAATCAAGATAGGAAAAAAGTTAGAGCCTTAGATAATGAAATAGAAGAATTAAAAAATACTACAGTCAATGCTTTCAATATCAACAATCAAAAATTCAGAGAGTTACCTCCTTATTTACCAATGCTTGAGCGTGCACAGTATAATGACTATGCTGTAAAAAATTTGATAAAGCAAGCAGCAGATGACGGTATTGAATGGGTTGCTGTTAACCCTGTTGAAAGAGTTCATGTAGGAAGAAATCTGGGAGGCAGTGGTAACGATAAATATTTTGGTGCAAAAGGAAACTGGAATGTTTATGGTGGTGCGGATGGTAAAGCAGGCATGAAAGCTATACAAAGTGCGGCAGGCTCTGGTGCAAGTGCAGAAGAAATTGGTGCAATCAAAGATAAGCACAATAAGAAAAAAGTAAAAGAAGAAGATGAAACACCTAGACCAATGAAAAGAATG